AAATAGTAGCCACTAGTTCCTGCAGCTAGTTCTGTAGGTGTTCCAGATGCAGCATAATAAATTATACCACCCTGAGTACCATGAACCATCTTAGTAAGATCAACAGCATTATTTTCTATCTTATCAGTTGTTACTGCAGCTGATTGTATCTTAGCAGAACTTACACTATTATCTCCGGGGACATTAATAGTAGTAGCTGATCCAATAAGTGTTATGAATAAGCTTGATCCAGCAGGAGGTGCGGTACAGAATTTAATACCATTAGTACCTTCTAAATGGAAACCTTCATTACTTGCACTATATGAACCAGTATTAGGTTTCTGTATAACACCGTTTAAACTAACTATAAGTTGACCGGGTGAGGTAACATTAGCAGCTCCAGTATCATCTCTTAAATCATAAGAAACAATAGATCCATTAAATGTAGGGCTACCAGATGTTTGTCCGTCAGGAACTATAGTTAATAATTTATAATCTCCAATTGATGTAACTTGGTCATACTGAGATCCATTATAGACCTTCATCTTATCATTAGCAGTATCAAACCAAAGATCACCTTCAGCTAATGCAGTTCCGTCTGGTTGTTGAGATGGAGCACTACCTGCTACTTGATATCTCTGATTGAAATCAGTTACAAGTGTCTGAGCAGCAGCTACACCAGCTTCATCAATTATAAGTCTATGGTAATCATAGGTATTTAAAGTACTAGTAGTTTGTACTAGCATACCTTTACCAGCAGCTATAGTTGTATTATGAAGTGTAGAATCAATACCATTAATAGTAACGGTTGCTCCGCCTAATGTTCTACCAGTTGTACTAACACCAGAACCATTAACAACTACTCCACCAGCGTCTGCTATAGAGACAATAGTACCAGCATCGTCATTAGGATCAGGGTTAGTGTTGGGGAAAGATACTTCATTTGCAATTGGTACGAAACCACCTAGGTCTTGAATAAGTGCAACGATTTGATCGTTAACGGCTTTTGCAGTAGGTAACTGAACATCAGTAGAACTTCCGCTAACCGATGTGACGACGCTCTTGCCATCCAGCAAGTTAAGCTCCGAAAGAGTAGAGGTAAGAGCAGTACCACCTGCAAGGATAGATGCAGTACCTGCCTGCATACCAGCCAACGTGACGAGTTCAGCATCAGCAATCTCCGAAGATGTAACAGCATTAGCTGCAATATGTTCAGCACCAATAGCATCATCTACTATCTTAGTGCCATCTATACAATCTGCAGATAAGTGTGCAGTATCAATAGACCCATCTGTATAATGTTCAGAATCTATAGCATTATCTGCTAATTTAGTTCCATCAATAGCGTCAGCAGCAATCTTAGCTGTTGTTACATTACCATCTGTAATATTAGCTGTAACTACAGCATTATCTGCTAATTTAGCTGCTGTAACAGCATCTGCTGCTATCTTAGCTGTAGTAACATTTAAGTCAGCAATGTGAGCAGTGTCAATAGAACCATCAACATAATGCTCAGAGTCAATAGAATCATCTGCTATTTTCGTACCATTAATTGCATCTGCTGCTATTTTACCTGTAGTAACACTTGTATTAGCTAGTTTAGCTGTTGTTACCTGAGAGTCGGCAATATGAGCAGTATCAATAGATCCATCTACATAGTGTTCAGAGTCTATAGAATTATCTGCTATCTTTGTTCCATTTACTGCATCAGCTGCTATCTTAGCCGTAGTAACTTGTGCATCTGCTATATGGCTTGTATCTATACTTCCATCTACTAATTCAGAGGAATCTACAGAGTTAGCAGCTAACATTGCAGCTGTAACTGTTCCTGTATCTCCTGTAGTTACTACCGTACCTGTAACATTAGGTAGGGTAATAGTACGGTCAGCTGTAGGGTCAGCAACAGTAAGAGTAGTCTCATGTGCGTTATCTGTAGCTCCTTCAAAGACAATAGCAGTATCCTCACCCATTTGGAGATTACCAATCATAACAGAATTACCAGTATTCTGGAAGGATCTGTTACCTACTTCTTGTGTAACGTATAAGTTTTGTGTAAAGTTATTATTTAAATCCTCTGATTTTATAGCTGATCCTGCATAAAAGGTGGCTGTCAGGTTGTCAACACTTGTTATTCTTAAGATTTTTATTTTAGCTCCATTAGCGGGAGCAGTATTAAATTGTATCGTGGTAGCATTGGCTAAGGACCATGCTGTAGTTACCACAGCGTCAACCTGAACTTCTATATCAGATGACTTCAAATATTCAAATTGGAATGAGTAATTGGTGGTGGAACCATTACCCGTATAAGAGTTTTCTGTAACAGCCATTTTGTGTTATTTAGACATGTTTAATAATTCATTTTGCTCTCTATGTTTTCTTTGTAGTTCCCGTGCTTTTGATATGTCACCTTTACTCATTGCATCATTTACTCTAAGTTGAGCATCAATCTGTATTCTTATATCTTCACGTTCTATAGCTAATTGAGCTTCTGCTCTAGCTTGATGCTCTTTAAGTATTCTATCAAATTCTTTATAAAGAGGTAATCTTTTAGCTTTAAGTTTAATTAAAGGATTTTGTAGATTAGCATTTGAACTTAAATGTACACGAAGTTCTTTCAAAGTTTTTTGGTGTCGTGGCATTCGTAGTATCTTGATGAAATCTTTATACATTTCCTGCTTACCTATTTGATTCATTATCCACTCTTTTTGTTCAGCAGTATACTCAACTGAGCCAGTAGAATCTTTATTTAAAGCAGGTAAACCATCCCATCCAGATCCTCTGATTTCTTTTCTCCACCATTCATTACCACAACTAACAGGGAACCCCCATGTTGCATTAGTTATTCTTTGTATTGGATGATCGCAATCATATAGTGGCTTACCAGTAAATAAATCATTTTTATTATGCAGTTGACTTCTAAACCAAGGTACTCTACTTCTAAGATATCCTAAGAATTCACCTCTTACTTCTTTAACAGCTGTATCAGAAGCTTTAGCTATCATAGCAACCATACTACTTGCAGGTACTACAGTATTATTTAATGCTTTTTCTGCTTCTCTTTGGAATCCTTTTAGATCACCATTTAAGAATCTTACAAAAGGAGAGAATCCTGATAATGGACTATTTCCTAAGTAGTTAGCTGCAACAATCCAAGTAAGTTTAGCTTGCCAATTTTCAAGTACATTTTCATTTAAGTCTTGTACATGTAATCCTATATCAGATAGTAATCTTACTACTGCAGATACACCAGCAATTTCAGGTATTGGAACCCATACATCATTATCTTCACCTTTACCGGGTACAGGGAATCTACAAGTTCTTGGTTGCCAATTAAATAAGTCTCTATCTCTTCTTCTCTTAGCTGAATTATAATGCCCTTCACCACGACAATCGCCATTCATGACTCTTTGCCAGAGTGTACCTACTAGTAAACCAGACAGTGCTAATCTACCAGTATATTCTTCTCTAAGTCGTTTAAATATAGCTCTAGCATTAGGATCAGTAGCCATATCAATACCATGCTCTTTTAATACAGCAGCTATTTCATCGTCTGATTGAGCATAAATAGTTTTAGAAAATCTATTCATACCCGGTATAGCTGAAATAGGTGTAAAAGATGCAGCAGTTTTCATAGCGTTACTCTGTGTTCTAGGGAACATGAACATATACCTAGTTACAGGGTATGCAGTACTAGCTTGTGTTAACCACATAGCTAATTCATCATCTATGTTTAAAGAAATTTCACCAGCAAGATATTTTAATGCTTTATCTTTGATAAGCATATCTTTATCAAACATATTACCATGATGTTTCCTTTCTGCTTTTCTTATTTGACTCCATATCTTTTTATCTGTATAACCATATTCAGAGAAAACATCATCAAATGCTCTAACTCTAGATAACCAATGAGATTGCATTGTATTAGTAAAGGCATCTGGAAATACTAATCCAGTCATACCATACCTAAGACCTTTCATCTTAGCCATTGAATGGAATAATTCAGAAATATCTGATAAAATAACATTACCAACTTTACCATCTTTTATCCATACATCTCTCATTTCTTTAGTTATAGCAAATTCTTTATCTGATTTAATCGCAAAATCTTTACGATATGCTCTCAATGCAAAGTCAGGATCATTATGAGCTTTAGCCATTAATCTTAAACCATCATCTAGTGCTCTCCTGTTTGTCTCATACAGAGCACCATTCAGATAAGAGAATTGTCTTATACCTTCAAAGTTATCAGTAAATCCCCATATCATTGCACCTAAAAATTGATCTATAGGTTTAAGTATTAATCCACCTATATTTCCTATAACAGCATTAGGAACAGCCATTCCAGAAAGGACATTATTCATTACAACTCCCCAAACACCTTTAGTAAAATGATTAAGTTGTTTAGGATTTGGACTTTTAACCATTCCCCAAGGTGTTATAGTATCTTGAGTGAATTTCATTAATTTAGCTAAAGTATCAACATCACCATTAGTATGTGCAAATGCATCAACTAAAGGACGCATTGCTAAAGGATTAGTTTTCTTTAACTCAATAAGAGTATTTGTAAATCTTAAATTCCTAGCATGAATAGCATTTTCTGCAGTTTGAAATTCTTTAGTTAAAGTTTCTACAACCTCTTCTAATTTATTAGGAGGTATTTGATCGAACCAATCTTTATTTTTTAGGGACCAACCAGAGATATATTTACCTAAAGCATATTCATCTAAAAGATACTGCATCTTATCAATAATCAGTTCCATAGAACGATCATCATCAATATATGGACCCATCTTTTGTATTGATTCTGCAATACCAGCTGCTTCTCTACCTAAACTATCCATAACTCTAGCAGATGCTTCACCAATAGATCTACCTAAATATCTATCAGTAAGATATTTAATAGCAAAACCAGCAGATCTCATCTGCTCTTCATTTAAATAAGATATTTTTAAATTACCTAAAAGAAGATTTTTAATATCTCTATTATCCATGAAGATATCTTTTAGAGCAGATACATCATTACCGGGATCTATTATATCTTGATACATACCCCAAGCTGCAGCATTCATTTGTTTATTAGTATATCTAAATGAATCTACTATAGCATCAAAGTTACCAAGAGCTCTTGTTTCTTCAGCTACACCCATAACAGCACCTCGAGAAGCTGGACCTACCATAAGTCCTTTGCGTCTCATAGCCTCTGTTATAAGAGGTGCAGGATCACCTGTAACATCTCCTTTTTTAATAGCAGTACTATCTGCCATATTACGTGCTACATTACCTTCACGTGGTAATCTACGTGCTTCTTTAGATTTATCAAGTACACCACGGGATACATCAGGATCTATACTATCAATATCTCCTGCATCTATTTTACGTTTAGCAGCTTCATAAGCTTCAAATTCATCTACTGTGTCTGATCTTCTAATTAACTCATCTACATCATCAAGATAATCTAAGCCTTCTTCAAGTTGTAGTTTTTTATTAATAAGTATTTGTTCTGCATTTCTACTTAATCCTCCAATAGATAATAATTCATTTATCTTTTGAATTTCTATTAATGTATCAGGGTTAGCTTTTTTAATAACTTCTTGTCGTTTATACTTTTCAGCTTGAGGATCTTTAGGTAAAAACCAATCCATAAGTTTTCTTGGTTTACCTTTAGCTAATTTACCACTATCTAAAGCAGCTCCTAATATAACACCTACAAAAGAAAGTGATGCATCGAAATACATATTCATTACTTTCTTCATTTCGGGACTCTGGGAATCTTTAGTCTTCCATTCTTCAGGAAGTGGAATACGTCCATTAGCACCGAATGTATTAGGAAACATATCTGCCATTACTCTAGGTAAATTATCATCTTCACTAGTATCACTTAAACCAGCTATTACAGCAGATTCAAGACTAAAAGCACCTAATCTAGTTAAATGTTTCTGTAGAAATGGCATGTTTTTTATACCATTAGCTTGAAGATAATTATTAGTCATACCACCAGACCACATAGAAGGTAGTATAATAGACATTGCCTTCCTTATATTCTGATAAACAGGACCACCCATTTGTGTAGATTTATCCCACTTATCATCTAATTTAGAACCCCATGGTCCACCTAATGTACCTATAGCATCAGTGACAAAATCAGCCTTAGCTATTAGTGGTAAGTATGCCCATTTAAGATCATCTTTAGTATCTTGTAATACATTACCTATAAATCTTTTTGGTTTTATACCAATGTATTCTTTTTTAAAATCCTCAAAACTCATTCCACGGTATTTCTGATACCATTCTTCTCTTAATGCTTCTCTATCTGGATCATTACGACTTAAGCCCCACCATGTTTGATACTCCTGTTGCATTAAATCTGAATTTTCTTTAATTGATAAATCAACAGTACTATTACCATATCCACCGCCAAAAGCAGGTGGTTTATATATTGCTTTTGGTCTAGGTTTCTTAAATCCTTCTTCAGGAACTTCTATATTTTGTAGGAACTGATCTCTAACAGTATTTTGTGCTAATGATTGATCTTCTATAATAGGTTCATCTTGAGAAGGTTCTTCTTCTATTATAGGAACTCCTTCATTTTGGATTTCCTTATCTTCCTCATTTAAATTAATCATTTCTTCAATCCTCCTAATCCATCACCTGTAAAATCACTTGGTCTAAACTCACTTGGTCTAAACTCACTTGGTCTAAACTGGTCTAGGTTCTGATCTTTAAGTGGAATTGGGCTACCTACTGTGCTTTGTAAAGTTGGTGGTGGTGGTGGTGTTCGTAAATCAACGAAACTACCATCATAAGGGTCCCAGTATATACCTTCAAGATTCCAAGTAGATAATGTGCCGTGATTAAATGGTATTAAATTCGGTCCAACCTTCCAAGTAGTTTCTGTATCATGATCGATTTTCTCTCCATCTATATTTAGTGTCATAGTCGAACCATCAGCTGGTGTTTGATATTGAGAAGGATCAATATTTAAAGTACCTTCTTTCCAAGCTTTTAAGGTTTCATTCATAGGCCATTCATTAGTATTAATGAATTGTTGTGTTGCTGCTGATACAGAAATTGCTTCATGTTCATTCTTAATATAAATACCTGTTATATCTTGCACCATAGCAGTTGAAGATTTAGGCCATACAGGGAAGTTTTGTTCTGATACCTTCTTGCCCTCTTCCCAACTATCAACCATTAAGATAGTGTTTATGATATCACTTTCAGAAATATTAGTAATGGCTGATAATCTCGATATATTTTCAGGTATATCATACTTATCGAAATCACCTGTTATTGCCATTTCATGTAATTGTTTTGTCTCACCGGATGTAACAATTTTATTTTTATTTAAATAAGTTGATAAATTGCTCTTATTTAGTTTAGGATCAAAAGCAAAACTATATACTAAAGTAGAATTACCTATTACATCTGAATTAAGCATGGCATCACTATTTGCAGTTGTTGTTGGTACAAAATTTGTCCATACTGCTTGTAAGCTACCTGTTTGTGCAGGCTCTCTTGCATAAACTCCTATGCCCTTATCACCTTGTTCTACTGCATCTAATACTATTTTAGTTGCATTTTCTATTCTTGTAGAAACAGGAATAAATTTTCCATTAGTATCATATCTAGCTTGATTTAAAAACTCATGTTGGAAATGAAGATTCATATGAAGAGCAGCATCTTTACTGCCAGATTCCCAAGTATTTCCAGCTTTTCCTCCACCACCAGATAGATTTTTATTTTCATTTTTGACAAGGCTTTCAAAGTTTTTTTTAGAATCAAACCCAGTTGTTTGAGTATATAAGTCAAGTTCTTTAATTGCCTGATAATTATTTTCTATTTCTTCCTTATGTACATCTCTATCCCCTTTTGCTATAGCTAGATAAGCAGCATTAATAGCAGTTACATTCCATGGTTCTTCTTTAACTAATCTTTGAAATTCTAAATAAGGAGTGGCTTCACCATGAGTTTGGGGATTATATGCAGTAAGTTCATATATCTTATCTCTATATTTTTCATGAGTATTTGGTTGTGCTGCAATATTTAATAATTTAGCTACATCACCATTTTCACTAAAATCAGAAAGATCAATTTCTTTATTTTTTATTTGTAATTCAAGATCAGCTATTTGATTAAATGCATCTCTCTCCTTTTGCCTTTTAATTCTAGTACTTACATTATTAAGATTATTATCATTATGATCTAAAATATCATTAGTTATACGTTCATGTTTAGTAGTCCAATATTCAGTAGGTGTTGATTTTAGCAATGGACTAATCCAGTCAGTTCCGGGTATAGCATGGTTTAAATATTTTTCTAAATCTTTCTGACCACCACTCATATCAGATATCATTTTACCAGCTATCTCATAAGCTTGTGACCAACTCAATCCACCTGATTCGTAACCTTTTTCTGTTTTAGTAAAGCGATGTCCATTCTTAATATGCTTAACTAAAGATTCAAAGCTTTCTCTAGTATTAACTGATAAGTGAATTCTAGCTAAGTTCTCTTGGAATTTTTGATCTTCTCCTGCTTCATATATTCCGTTCAGTTGGGTTTCGTTACTAATACCTCTGCTTCTAGCAAGGCTTAATATTTGATGACCAGCTTTACTTCTAGGATTTATACCATGTTCTTGTAAGTATAAATAAGCTCTAGTTACTAGAAGTTCATTAGCTGTTTTTCTATTCCAAACGTCTCCAGACTGTTCTTTAACAGCTGCTTCAAAACTATTTATATTAGTTTTAAAATCATTGGCCATCATCATATGGAACCAATGATTGTTTTTCATCGATATAATCTTTATGCTATCTGCAATGTCTTTTTCTGTCCAATCTTTATTTGGATCATCCAACATTTGCTGTGTTAAAGAATTGTAAGCATCTACTTCTGGAAATCTAGTTGGGTCGTACCCTCCTGCATGTAGCTCATCATAAACTTTCTTTGCTTTGTGAAATTGATAAAGATCAGTTAATCCTTTAGCACCTTTATAAAGCTCTTTAGACCATTTAGTAGAGAAGTCAGACCAGAATTTAGCTTCTTGTCCTTTAATTTTAGCTTGATCTAAAATGTATGATACTTCACGATCAGCTCTTTTTTCAATAGCTTTATACTTATTATTATAGATCTGATTTTCTAATTCTTGAATAGATCTAGCATTCTCAGCTTCAGATCTAGCAACACCTTCTAAGCCTCTTATTTGATCTCCGGCAATTTCTTTAGCTTGTGCTGCTTGCAGTCTTAAAGCATCTGTAGTGGTTTGTGCTTGTTCTCTTATTCTACCAAGGCTAGTTTGTAAACCTTGACCGGACTGTTTAAAGCGACCGCCCGTAGCGTATCGCTTATATTTTCTTTTTTGTGCCATTAGTTTTGATTATACTTTACCTAGTACTGAACCAGCGAAACTTCCTGCAGTACCAGCAATACTACTAATAGTTGCTCCCCATACTTGATTAGCTGCAGCACTTGGAGATGCTACTGAACCTAATACTGGGGCTGGACCAAAGTCATATTCTGCAATTTCTCTTGGTAATAAGAATGTTGCTCTTGGTGTAGCTAATGGTACTAGTGGCATTGGTAAAACACCGGGGTCTAACATTTTCTGTGCATAAGCAGTTAAATCTGCAGAATATCTATCTCTCGAAATTTCTTCTAATACAGCTCTTGAATTTCTACCTGCACTAGATAATGATTCATTTATTAATTCCATCTGCCTACCTAAATCTGCATAACTAGCTCCAGATGATTTTTTAGCACTTCTGCCTGATAATCCTCTAGCTCGTAATTTACCTTCAGCTACTATTGTATCTAAGTAAGCTTCATTAGCATCAAATGCTGACTCATTTTCTATTTCTTCTAGTTGTCTACGTTCATTATCTCTACCTGCTTTTTCTGAAGCAGCATTCAAATCAGTTTGGGCTTCAAATATTTGTTCAGATCTTAAAAATTGATCTTCATTAGATTGCTGTTCTCTATTTCTTATTTGTAAAGCATAGTTATATTGTTGAGCAGCTTGTGCATCTTTATAGTCAGCTAATCTACCTTCATTAGCAGCTTGTGTTAAAGTTGATTGTACAGCAAATTCACGATCAGCTCGTATCTTCTCCTTAGACATATTCCACATATCTGTGTCATATTGTAAGCGTCTTTGAGCAGCATCATTTTGTAAATTAGCTTGTTCTCTAGCACCTTCAGCAGCTTTCTGACCACCCATTATCTGACCACCTACTGATGCTCCTATTAGTGCTCCAGCCGTAGCAGCACCAGTAATACCTATAGCAGTACCAGCACCCCAACCTAAAGCAGCACCAGCAATAATCGGAAAGATGCCAAAGATATGTGGCATATGGAATGCATGTATTAATAATAATCCTTCAAACATAAGTTATGATCTCCTATAGAATCTTGGTGAGTAATTTCCTTCCCACATCATAGAGTTAAGAGACACCGGAAATGGTGAATCATTGAATACTCTTAACTGGAAATTATCTGTTCGTTGATGAATTGGGATAGAAAATACTGACTGCTCTGATATCGCAATATCATTAGCTAGGTATGTATTTGCTGTTTGGGTAGGACTTAAGTTATACCATTCATCTAGGTATATAACTATTTTCACACCACTTTCGGGCGCACTATTAAAGGTAACTTGTGTATCACCTGATACAGTAAATGCTGTAGTAGTAACTCCGTCTAGTGTAACTTTAATTTGATCTTTATCTACATATGTAAAATCATCTTTAGTCCAATTAAATACTGTAGTAGAATTATCTCCAGTATATGATCTTGATCCTTGTCTTATACCTGTAGAGTTTAATTTAAAACCCATTACTCCAGATAGACCAACAGCAAACTTCATTCTAGCTACTATTAAAGTAGCTGTAAAATCTGTTTTAGTCATATTATCATCTAATCTAAAGTAAGTCTTTGGTAATATAACATCTAAATCATACTTCCATCCTACAATTACATCATCTTCTACACTAGTTAAATCCTTATGTAGGACTTTGAAATAAGGATCAGATCCATCATTTGTTATAACTTCAGGTGTAGTAGTGAATCCAGATTCAATAAACTGTCCTGTAGCTGTAGTACCTTTGATTATAATAACAGGTGTTAAGTCTGTTACATTAGCCCAAGGTATATATACTTTAGAAAAGTTATTAGTAGAATCATAATCTACCTTATTATTACCTGCTACATTACTTGCTTCTGTATATAAATCCATACAAGGATTAATACGTTGACCATCATTATTTACAATAATAGCATCTTCTGGGCTTTGACTAAGGCTTGCTTTACTTAATGTAAATTGATTACCTTGTTTAGTAATTGCAAAGAAATCATCTGAGTCAACAGCAATTGTCTGTACTGTACCGGGTAGTTGCCAGTTAAACCAAGCTTGTATTAAATTCTTTTCTTCACCGCCAGAGTAAGTACGATAAAAGTAAACCTTACGATCAGATTGACTGGATAGAGCTAAAAATTGGTTCTGTGGACTTGATACAAATGTATCTATTGTAGGCGGTATCCATTCATTTACTACTCTTCCTACATCTAATATCTGTGGATTCTCATCTTGACCTCTAGTAAGCATACCAAATACACGTGTATATGCTGGTGTCTTACTTATGAAGTTAATATTAGTACCCATATCTACTGGATTAACAGTAGTATCCATCTCATAATTAGAGATAGCACGTATAGTAGTTGTAGTAGGAGTTAGTATACCATCAGCAGATGCCATTAAGAATTGCTGGCTCTTACTAAATAATACTAAACCCTGTGTAGTAGGTAATACTGAATGTAAGGAAGCAGGTCTTATTGTTGATGCACTTAGATCGATTGGATCAGCATCTGTTATTGTCTGTGCAGATGTATGATAAAAATTATAAAACTGACTAGATTGACTCATAGAAACATTATCATCAGATAAGAATCCAAGTCTATTATTATAAAAGAAAGTTTGCTGTATCTTTTTACCTACAAAACTAGGGTGTGAGTTAGTTACATCATCACCAACTAATCTAGAAGTATAGGTTATCTTTTGAAATGTAAAAGTATTTGTAGAATTATTAACTAACTCATGAGGCATTGTAGCATTATCTAGACCTGTAGATTTACTAGGATCTATAGTTTCAGCCCAATATCCACGACCACTTGTACCATCATCAGCTACAAATTTAGAGAAATATGTATCATCATCAGATGCAGTATTTTGAATTTTAACTGTATGATTTTGGAAAGATTGTATAGGTAATTCAGTTACATTATCTACTTGATCTTGAAATACTCTCAGTGATTCTCCTGTACTACCACCACTAGCGGTAATAGCTATAGCAGAATTACTATCAGCTATATGTAAAGAAGTTAGATATTTTGTAGTAGTTACACCAGATAAACCTAAGTTATCTATAGCTGTTTTTAAAGCAGTTAATACAGAATCGTAAGTTCCACTTGCATTACTTGTATGAGTAATAGTGTTACCTTCTATAACGACTGTATAAGTATTACTGATAGCTGTTCCTGATAAAACAAGAGTAGCTTTTCTATTAGTATTGAATGTAGGATCAGCTAATTTATTTGCTGTTATTAAATTATTTGTTATTATAGATGTATCTTGTACAGTTAGTACATCATAATTTGTACGTGCTCCTGTAAGGTATGCCTGTGCCCCTGTACCATAGTTGACAGTACATGCTACGCCTGTTCCAGCGTTCCATATATCTATGTCCCCTGTAGAGCCTCCTGAGGCTGGTTTAATACATCCTATATATTTTTCATCATCATCTCTATGTATATAAAACCATTTAGATGAATCATATGTAGTACCAGTACCTAAATTAGCAATCCATTGTAATCCGGGTCTTTTTGTTAATCCAAAGGTAGGATCAATATAAGCATTTAAAGCTTCTCTAACTTGACCGGAAAGTTTCTTATCATCAGATTGTCTAGATACCCCACCTAAATAATTATCAATTCGTTGGGTTACTGCTGGCATTATCTTTGAAGTGCTTGGAATGGTTGGTAACTATTATAATAGTTTGTCTGACCTTGTGGGTGTCCAAAGAAAGTAAATTGTCCTTGTTCAGTTTCATATTCTAAAGCAATAGCCCTAGCATAAGCTTCCTGTTGTTGTAAGATCTGATACTGATTAGTATCTCCTATAATTCTTTGTGATACAATAGCTGCAGATCTAGCAGTTATAAAGTTTTGTATTGGCTCAGGTATATCTACCCAGTCAAATTCCCATATAACATCACATAAAACTGGTGAGGCATGTGTCCATTTATATGTATGCTCTTGTCTATCATATAATTTTCCATTTCTACGGACTCCATCATGGTCCATATTACTGGAATTTTCAGTTAATTTTAATTGTAATATATTACTTGCTATAAGTATCTCATTGTTTGTATCAGGTGTAAACTCATAATGATATTCTTTATTAAAAGTCCATCCTTCTGCTTGTATCTCTCTTGAAACCTGTAACAATGTATCGTAAGCAATCGCAACGTCCGGGTTGGTTTGGTCGAGAGTGGTTACAGGAGCCTGACCACATGACGATAGTATTTGATTTATAGCTGGTAATTCTGTAGTAGCGTTAGTGGTTGGATAAGGCATAATTATTTATTAGTTAGGGTGGGGAGCCGGAGCTCCCCGTATATATAAAGCTATTAAGAAGCGTTAGCTGGATATGTAGATCCAAATGCGGCTGGCTTAGTAGTTGTACCTGCGAATAGTTCAACGCAAGCAGCAGGGTTTAAGAAGTCTGCGCCCATTGCGAGACGTCCGAGAATCACATCACCTTGGTAGATGACTGATACATCCCCTGAAGTTACTTGAACTTGAGGTCCGATTGCTTCAACAACACCTGCAGCTTCCTTCTGGAAGATAAGTCCACAGCTGTTAGCGAAGTTAGAGGCTTGTCCATATTCACCGTTGATACCTGTAACTGAGTTACGAGCATCTTCGATACCTACATCTACGAATGATCCAGTGTTACCGGGGTTAGCTGTATTTGTATCTACAGTGTTATCATTACCAGATGATGGTATATACTTAGTACCGTACTTACTTAGGAATGGTACGTTCATTGATTTGTAGATCTTGATGCCTGCAATTTCAATGATTCCGTTACCAGACTGTAAGGCTGTACCTTGTACGTCACGGTTAATTAGGTTGTTACCATTTACGTCTTTAATTAAAGCATAATACTGCCTTGGATTTAAGACGGCAACACGACCATCTCCTCCAATTCCTTTCTCATCTAATGCTGCAGCTGCATCATAGAAAGCAGTCACAAGATTAGCTGATACTAGAGAATCATTTGCATCGGAACCAGCTCCAACTTGGATCTGTGTTCCACCGGGCTCTACGAAGTTAGCCTTCGTGACAGGTGATGCAACACGAGCACCTTTAGAAATAGCTCTAAAGATTAGACGGTCATATTTTTCTGCGAGTGCGTAACCGATCTTCTTAGAGATCTCGCCACGTAACTCATAATGTGCAAGTGTTTCATCTAATTCATAAACGAAAGCACTTGATATGAGAAGGTCATCACATGTGATTGTCTTCTCTGCTACTGGTGGAGCACCATCACTATTACCTAGTATAGCGTTTCCGGGTGTATGATATTCAGCGGTTGTACGACCTGTATAGATGAACTGCAATGATTTGCCATTCTTCAAGGTACGCTTCATAACCAGATCCCTAGCAATTGCATTGCGTTGGAATCCTTTGAACATCTCACCACTGAACAGTTTAAGGTAAAGGGCGCGAGGGTCGTTACCTCCGTTTAACGCACCCGGTCTAGTGAGACTGGTCGTTAAATCTGTACTCTGATGAGCCATTATTTAATGTAAAATAAAAAGTTTATATAGTTTTCTCAGCTGAAATTTTTTGCGCGATTTTCTTGTGGTCTATCCCACCGTCTAGACGGCAAAGGGTATCCGCGTACGGGCCAATGCCAATTGCATAGAAGTCCGACTCTGAGGTGCTTCTATACGTGCACAATGCGGGTGAGCTTTTCTATGATAGTTAGTGTGCATACCTTCTATCATAATAAAAATAGCTAGGAGTGCAAAGACCCCTAGCCATAACTCGTTAACTCGTGAGAGCTTCTTCCAAAGATTCATATTGTGGCTCCTTATCATCAACACCTACAGGTTGATATTCACTCGGTAGAGTATCTGGATGCTCTTCGGGTTTATTGTGATGAGCTTCAGGTGAAAAGGATGTTACGAATGCTCTTGCTTTAGATGATTGATGTGCCATAATTAGAATTTAGAAAGAATATTTAGCACCTATTTTAGTGCCATAAGATGTGTCAGCATCATCATCAGTTTTGAATGATACTTCACCATAGATACCAAGCTTCTCAGTAGCTGCGATGGATAGACCACCTTTACCTGAGAAATCTGTATCACCTTCTGCTCCATCTGGATTAACGAATGCAGGACCACCTTGGATATAATATCCTAAGTCTCCTACACTATCCT